TCAATTCAACTCCCCCTCATCCAACTCTGGCAAACGCAGTATCGCAATCCCTTCATCTCTCAATTCATCGCACTCGTCCACTGTCGCATGGCCACGTATGGCGCGTTCAGGTGCTTCGTTGTAGTGAATTTTTCTCGCTTCGTCTGCAAATGACCGCCCCACATCTTCGCTGTTGGCCATGATTGTCTGTACTAATTGTCGATACAAGGCCACGGCTTGTGCACCTACCGGCATCAGGGCCGTACTATCCACGTTAGTGTTCGGCGCTGAAACCTGTTGAGCGTTTTTTGCTATGGCGACTGCAGATGGAATACGACGAATGCTATGACTATCGCACCGAGGGCAGATCACAAGGTGTGACTCAAGTTGCCGCTGGAAATCTTCGGCACTGCGAAACCAACCTTCAAATTGGTGATTGTTGCTGCAGCTTAGGTCGAAAATTATCATGTGCTGCCCGAGACAGGTCTGAACAAGGATTGGGTGGTGCCCCGGGACGGGCACCATACTTCGTTGTGGCACAATGATATTCAGAGGTCGTGCGCGATTTTTGGGGAATTTCGCAGCGAATTCGGAAAGCCGTGCACTTCGACGAACGTATTGTCCGATACCTGCGCAGTCATGGTGCGGAAACAATGGGCCGAATTCTAACCCCACAATCAGCCATCCGTTCAGCTACACTTCAGTCAAATATACCTTACATCGCCTACAGGAAACTGGAGGCGCGGATTGAAACAGCTACACTCGCCGAATGTTCAAGATGCTCAACTTCGCCATTCTCTACGCCCTGATCTTCTGGGCGGAGTTCTGGCTGCTGGCAAAACTACTGGGCAACCGGCTGGGAGACGCCCCGGCAGTCGTCCGGGCCGTGCTCCTTGCCGTTATCTTCGCCCTACCCGCCTTCATTGCGCTGGCCATCATGAACGCGCCAGCGCAGGACTTGCCCGAGCACTACTGAACCTTGTCGGCGTACTCTTGCCGGCGCTTCTTCAGCTTCTCGATGTCGCGCTGCAGGGCTTCGCGGAACGATTCCTCAGACATGCCATTGCGGCTGAACTCGCGCTGCTTTGCACGGATTCCCCGCTTTATTTCCGCCTCGTCCCGCTTGAATGCGAGATCGGCATTCATCCGCAGCACATCGCCAGGATAGGCGCCGAGCTTCACGCCCACCGATGACAACCCGGCCATGGCCAGGCTCTGCTCCCGGCCAAAGGCATCGGTCCGCCCGGATCCCGCCCGCAGGACGCTTTCTGTGGCATACGTCCAGGGCAAGCCAATCAGGTTCGGGGCAAAGGCCTTGTACAGATGGTCGGCCACCTTGCCGGCCTTTTCCATTCCCGTGTCCGTTTCCAGCGTGAGCTCGCGGCCGGTGAATTGGCTCTTGTTGGCGATCAGTTCGGCAAGCACCGCCAACGGGCCGCCAGGCAGCGCCATCGGGAGAATCGGAACGGCAGAATGGGTCTGGCCGAGATCGACAATATCGCCCATCGGAATGAAGCGGCGAATGTCGAGGAAGACCGGCGCCACCGTCTGGCCGCCTTCGCGGTCGGTCATTTCGTAATTCCACGGCATGCGGATCAGCTTCGGCGCCACGCCACCCAGAACACCGCCGGCCTTCTCTTCAGGTAGCAGCTTGCGCTCCTTGTCCTCGTCGCCACCCGACAGCGCATAGCCCAGTGCATTGGCCGCTCCAAGGAAGATGGACAGCTTCATCAACTTCCACGGCTTCTGCTCGATGGTGTTGAGCAGCATCGGAACGGCCCGGTAGGTAAAGGCGATGAACGGGAAAGCAGTCTGCCGTAGCATCTGGATCCACGGCGCATTGATCTGGTAGTCAAGGAAGGACTTGCGCGCCGCGCGACCGGCCTCGATGTCGCTGGCGCCCTCGCGCTTGGCTTTCATGAAGGCGGCCAACCGGAATACCGTGTCCTCGGAGCTGTAGATGTCGATGATCTTGTTCAGCGCCTTGGCCGAAATCCGACCCGGCTTGGTCATGCTGGCCATTTCGATGGCGTCGCCGAAGCGGAAGCGCACCAAGGCCTGCAGCGCGGCATAGACGCCAACCTCGCCGGTCGTGTCGGCCATGCCCACTTCCTTGCGCAACTGGTCGACCAACGGGGAAAGCTGCTCGCGCTGAATCTCCGACAGTGCATAGAGCCCCTGCGTGCCGCCGGCATCCTCGAACATTTCAACGATCTTGCGGCTGGCCTCGTCCTTCTTCTGGTTGACCAGGATAGTCAGGGCGTCGAGCACATCGCGGCCGGTGACATCGTGCCAGTCTGCCATCACGAAGTTGGACATGATGTTGTTCAGATGGACAGCCGGACTCAATGCGGTCTTACTTAGTTTCCAGACCTTGAGGATCGCCGCATAGTGCTCGCCCAGCGGATTGTGCCGAACGTTGGCAATCTGCCGGATGTCGTTCCAGATCGGACCCGGCACATAGAGCCCGGCCAGGCTGCCGTAACGCTTGACGCGTGTACCGGGAATCTTCGCATCCGGAACCTGCACCCAGTCATCCTTTCCGAACGTTGCGGTCAGGCTTTCCCGGGCATCGACCACGCGCGCCTCTGGCGGCAACTTGTCCTCCGGCTTTGCCTGGTTCGCCGCCAGCCATTCGAAGAACTTGCCCACCTCCAGATCATGCGTCATCTTGTGCAAGGTCTTGGCAACCGCAAAGCGCACCTCGTCGATTTCGCCCATCTTCACGCGCTCGTCTGGCGTGAAATCGCGCCACATCACAACCTTGTCGCCCTTCGTGTCGCGGGCTTCCCAAGTGCCGGCATTGTGCCAGGCGGCATACTTCGCCGGCACCGGCTCGCCGGCTGGCCAGTAATTCACCTCGCGCAGCTTACCCAGTTGGCCGCTTTCCTCCATGCCCGGCAGCATCCCGGCCCCTTCGCCGCGATTGTCCCGGCGCTCGAAGCGGATGAACTTCTGGCCCTTCAATTGCTTGTCCGCCTTGCCCTGCTGGGTTTTGCGGTTCCACCAATCCGGCGCCGCGTTCTTGATGGCGCTCATGGCTGGCAAATCGGTCAGGCCGCGCCCCTTGTACTGGTCGCCCAGAACCTTGATGGCCTTGGCCCGGGTGCGCTTCTCGGAATCGTTCGCCTCCAACTCCCACTTGCGATAGCTGCGATGCAGGTAGGCCATGGCATGACGTTCGTAGGTATCGGCCTCCAACTGACCAAGCCTTACCGCCTCCTTGCCCATGTCGTCGATGCTTCGCTTCAGGTCGAGCAGCACCTTCCGGGAATCTTCCGGCAACTGATCGAGCAAATGCTCGGCGTTGCGGTTGTTCATCCACTCATAGGCGATGCGGCTTTCCTGGCGGGTCAGCGTCGAGAGGCGAACCAGGGTGTTCTCGGCCTCGCGCAGCTGACGCCGCATGTGGCCGAACATCATGTCGCGCCGATCGGTCACGGCCTCGGGAATGCCATAGTCGGCCACAATGCCGGCCTTCCAGCTTTCCGGTACCAGGGCGTCGAACAACTGGCGAACCTTGCCGCCGGCAAAGGCGGTCGCCCGATCGACGCCGATTGCCTTGGTCGCGGCTTTCGTGACGGTTTCCAGCGGGCCGCTCTTGCGCCGCTTGGACAGGATGCGCGCTACCTTGGCTTCGGCCAGTTCCTGCGGGGTCGGCGCGGTTTCATTCTGGTCTGCACGGCTGAATCGAATGTCCGACTTGCCTGGATCAAAATCGCCGTTGTTGCCGGAGGCTGATTTGACGGCGGCCGGGTCGAATGCAACGACCTCGACATCACCATCGGAAAATTCGAGGATCACCCCATCGTAGCCGGCCGCGACGGCTTTTTCCGTCCATTGGTCGATAGCCGCCTTACTGGCCTTCCGGAACATCGCCTTAGTATCGGTGTTGGCCACCAGCGGATTGTGGATAGCCACATACAGCGGCATGATGTTCTGCATGCCGCCCGGCTCATAGCCGCCCTTCTGCTTGGCGTAATACTCGGCAAGCGCCGAATCGCTGGCCAGGTACACGCCCCGGCCAAGCCATCCTTGATCTAGTCGTCCTGCGTGGTCAAGATCGAAGGACGCAAAATCGGACGCGGTTCCATGGAAGAAGACCCGCGGCCGTCCGGCGTCGTCGAAGAGGAATCGGCTGACAGCGGGATTTCGTTCAGCAGGCCGATGAATTCCTCGTTGGTCTTCGCCTTGTCCAGTCGTTCGCGCCAGTCGTCGCTCATTGGTTTCATTCATCCACCTCCAGAAATTGCGCAGCCCTTCCTCGGTTGGCGCGATAGGTTTACCATTGCTGTTCAGCGCCGGGCGCTCGACTCCGTCGACATTGATCGTTTCGCTCTGGTCGAATCGGGAATAGAAAGTCTTCTCAAGCGCCGGATCTAGCGCACGTTCGGCCCCGGTTGCGGAGGCCCCATGTAGCTGACGGCCAATTTCAGCCACAATACGTCGCCACCGCACTGGGTCGCCTGCTGCGCGTACCATGGAATTGTAGAGAGCGACCCTTTTTTGCGTCGCGCTTCCTGCACGATACGGGTTATTTGATCCAGCCGAAACCCGTTCAGATAGCTTAGTGAAGAAGTCTCCAGGTACGGGAACCCCGGCAGTTCCGGGTCTTGCTCGTACAAAGTCGCGTCGGTCAAAATCGTAGTAGACATCTTTCAATTCCGGCATGTAGTGCAGCGCACCCTTATATGCAGTATAGATCAACTCCTTCAGGTTGTGCGCGGTATTGCCAGGCTCCCAGTCAATTGCCCGAACCATCTGCCCGAACTCATGGTGCCCCGTCTCGGCGTAGTAGCCGGCCGGGTCGATCTGGGCGCGATGCGGCTCCAGATGATCGGACGTGCCGTACTTGAGAATCGAGGAAATCATGTTTTCCGTGCGCCGGAAGAAGGCCAGCCGGGAAAGTCCGGCCGGATCGCCGATCAGCACCTTGCCGGTATTGTGGGCGTAGCCGGCAGCAATGCCATAGACCACGTTGCCAGCGTCGATACCGGGCAGTAGATGCTGCAGGTCGAGCCAGACCTGATTGCCTTTCTCGTAGAGGAATGCCGTGCGGAAACGCGACTTCGGTACGCCGATTTCCCAGGCCCGGTCGGCGCCCTTCTCCTTGGCCAGCGATGGGCCAAGCGGCTTGACGACGTATTCCGGGTTGATCTCCCGGGCGACATCCTGCACCGTGCCGCCGAAAGCGGCCGGCTGCTGGAACAGGGCATCCGATTCGGCGAGCAGGGTCAGCGCGGCCGTCAGCTTGCTATCGCTGCCCGTCAGCTTGCGCCGCATGTTGTCGAACGGGGAATTTTCCGAGAAGGCCGTGCCCTTGTAGATCGAAGTCTGGCCACCATTCTTGATCGAGGAAAGCGCACGCAACACCAGGGCTTCAACGTCGTTGTCCGTCCATTCCTTCACCCAGCCGAGCTTGCGCAACTTGGCGCGAACCCAGGCGACCAGGCGGCTCCACCCCTTCAACTTCTTCACGTCCGGCCCCATGTCGGCCAGCGCTTCCTCGATCGAGGTGACTTGCGAGTAGCCGTATTTGTCCTTGATCTTCTTCGCGGTCAGTTGAATCTTGAGGTTGTTCTGCCAGATGTCGAGCAGGATGGGGCTGATCGAGTCGCCGAACATTTTGTGCAAACCGGCATGGACGCCTTCATGCACCACGACATGCTGGCCATGCTCGATATTGCGGATGCCCTCGCGGATCAGGTAGATCGATCCTTCGTGGAAAGCACCGGCCACCGTGCCGCCCGCGCCGGCTTCCTTGATCTTGTCGCGCAGGGATTTGGGTGCCTGACGCTCTTTCTCCAGGACGACGACCGGTACGCCGGGATAAGCCTTGCGGAACGTCGCTGCGATGGCGTTCAGGTCGTCGAGGTGGATGGTTCCGGGGATGGAAATGGTGCGGGAGAACAACGCAATCCCGCGTTCGGTTTCGCGCGTTTTCAGTTCGGAAAACAGGAAATCGAATGCCCGGCCAATCGCCTTGCGCTCTTCACCCTGCGGCGCAACCGCCTCAACACCGGACAGGTATGTATTCTTCCCATCCTGCTCGGCCAGGCTATCCACTACGAAGGCATCGAATGCCCGAGCGAACATTTCGAACTTGCTGCTCCAATATTTCTTTTTCTTGGCGTCAGCCGTATCGGATGCCTTCTGGTAATCCGTCGAAACCGTGCGCGGTTCCCATCGTTCAGACGACTCAAGCAGATCTGATATGACTTTGTAGCGGTCGGCGTGATAACCGAGAGCGTAGGCGTTGGCGAGCGGGACACCGGAAGCATCCCGGTAGGCTTCTGCGATCTCGGCCACGACCGCTGGCACCTCGCCGTCGGCGACGGAAACTCGGCCGTCACCATAATCCAGACTGGCAATACGTTCTGACAGGCCGCGAATCTTGGCGATCAGTTCCGGCGTCCCCCAACTTTCCTTTGCTTTCTCGATGGCATTGGTGATCTTCTTGATTTCTTCGGCAACCAATCGCCCTGCGCGCCCCTTCTCTCCCTTAAGGCGATCCTCGTATTCATCCTTTGTTTCCTTGCGCTCGCTCATGGCATCGACGATTGCCTTGAACTGGGCAGCGACTTCTGGACGCAGCTCACCCAAGTCAATCGGCGAACGAACATACTTGCCATTTTCCGTCCGCCCCTCCATCGTCCCAACATGCGCCGTCAGGAATGGATCGGCTTTACGCTCAATGCCGGCAACTGCTGCAAAGTAGTGATCAAGTGCATGCGCCCACTCATGCGCCAGAGCACCAGCCCCCTTAGTGCGCGTAACGTTGATTTCATTCACGCCGGGAACAAAGTGCGCCAGTGCCTTGCCGCTGCCCTGCGCGCCAACCGCGATACCAAGCATGCCATTCAGGCTCATGGCCTTGGGCGGCAGATTCAGGAGCTCGGCCAAATCCATAAAGGCATCGTAGAGGTGGTTCAGATGAAGCTGCCGCTCGGCAACCTTGGCCTTCGTGTCGCCCTTCATCCAGTTTCCGAAATTCACCCCACGGAAGCCGAAGGTTTCCATCAGCCGCTCAGAAGTCACGTTGTCACCCGGCAGGCGATGCTCAATACCAGATCGCTCGGCCACCTCGACCGACACGCCCTTCTCGCTGATCTTCTCCCCGGATTCTTTCCTGGCCTTTTCCCGGGCCGCCTCGCTGGCTGCTGACTCAGATTCGAACACGCCATGCGCCCGACCAGCCTTGTCGAGAAGAACGTACTTGCCATCCAGTTGGCGTTTGCGATCAGCGATGATCTCCTGAACCGTTGTTTCTTCCTTGTTGTCGGTTCCATGAACAACGAAACTATCGATACGTTGCTTGCCGGCGCTGAACATCCCTGAAACATAGGCCGCGCGATCTTGCTTTGCCGGACTGGCGTATAGATCGACGATCAGATTTTCGACATGAACAACTTTGAATCCCTGCTTCTGCCAGGCTTCGGCCTTCGCCGGCCAGCCCAGTTTGATGTCTCTCAGCGCCCGGGAAACTTCGTCATAGCCAGGCTGCAGAGCGCCAAGCAACTTGTTCCCGCCAAGCATGACCAACTCATCACGGTTCGCGCGCCAGCCGTCTGGATAGACCGTATCGAGCAACGACGCAGACGCCGCAAGTTCGGCAACGCTGATTGATGCCCCGGATAGCTTGGCCTGTTTTGCAGCCCAGTTGCCCACGGCGTTTTCATCGCTTGCCCATTTCATCACGCCATCCATGACGCGATTCACAGCATTGATGTAGGATCGCAGAACCTCATCGGTCGGCTCACTACCACGCTTCAGTTTTGGCGATGGAGCAATCGCGTCATAGGACTGCTTGACGATGTGAGCAACAACATCCTTCATTCCGCCATCGACCAAGGCCTGGTAATCAGGCTTCGGATAGACCTTTGACTTGACCACTTCCTTGACGCGCAGCGCCGCGTTCTTGTCCTTGATGTCATCCCACTTGAGTCCGCCACTACGGCGATTCCGCTTGTTGTAGGTCAGCTCCTCGCCTGCATCGGCCGTGTTGCCATTGTCGTTTTCCGGTGCTACAGTAGTTTCACTGCTTTGGCCCGGAGTCATCGTGGTCGCCGCGCCGGCATCAGGCGGCGATACAGCAAGCGGGTTAGCGCCGGACGCGACAGTGGGAACGGACGCCCCACTCCAAAGCGGTTTCCATCCTCCTCCAAGTAAATTCGCAGCTTTTTCCGCAAACTCTGGTCGAGAACGCAAATACAACTGGCCATTGGTAAGTAATGCTGGAATTATGCTGTCGCGGTCATTAGCGAATCGTTGCGAGTGATTGAATTTTCTGTTTGCCTCGTTGATGGTTGGCGCGGCAAGGCTAATTAGGCGCTCACGTTCCGCCCTGTCGTTACGTTCTTGTTCACGCTCTGCATCGATCTCTTTCTGCATCGCAGCATCAATATCCGACTGAGAGTAATCTGGAAACAACTCTGTCGGGTGCGCTATGCGCCCATCTGGAAGCGTAACGTAGTATCGAACCATTGCCCCTGTGATGTCAGATTTGACGAAGTATTCTGGGCTATGTGCATAACCGCTCCGCTCGTTCCCGTTGCTATCTACGCCCTTAAACTCCTTTGGCGCATTGTTCTTGCGATAGACATCGACCAGAGTTTTCAAAACAGCTTTCCGCTGATCCTTGGTTAGCAATGCGCCGACTTCGCCGCGAACAGATGACTGCTCGGCCTTCTTCGCCTCCTTCCGCTCGCGCAGCTTCCGCGCCTCCTTACCAATTTCTGTCCTTGGTGTGTCGACACCGATATTCTCTTCAGGTACAGTCTTTACCGTGCTTGGCTGAAAGTCAGAAAAACCGCCCTCTGCTGGAACTGTGTTGTTCACCGGATGATGGGATTGACCTTCTTGGTTAAGGCGTCCATCCAGCCAAGCATCGCTTCTTTTTTTGTACTGATTAAGTTGTCTGTCTCTGGATGCAATGACGTTAACAATGTCAGTGCCGCTTCCATTCTTGGAAATCTCGACGACAACTAGTGCATTCGGGCCATCTTCCTTTGCTCGGCGGTACACAACAAATGCGCTGTTTTCGCGGCTCGGGTTATGCAATACCTCAATCGGAGCCGATGCAATGATGCTCGGCAAATCACCAATCACTGCCTTGAGTAAATCATGACGCTGCTCGTCTGTGTGCTTGAGCGACCGGCCGCTAACCCGGACCTCTGCATAGCTTTCATTGAATCCATCAATGAAATTTGAAATTTCGCGTATTCCACTCTCAGAGAATCGACCAACAACGAATTCTGGATTCGGAACAGATTCGCCTTTTCCCTTTCCATAGACAAACCGCTCAAGGAATGCATGGACATCTGCGAATGACAGTTTTGCCCCGTCAACAAACGAATCATTCAGTCTCCTGGACTGCTCGGCGCGCTCTTTGAGTTTCCGCGCCTCTTTGCCGATGGCCGTCTTCGGTTCATCCAACTGCAAATCCGCGTCGGCAATCTCGCGGATAGCCGGCTGCGCTACATCTGATCCAGCGTCTGCGCTGCCGCCTTCAGGGCTTCCGGATTCTTGCCGAACGTCTCCACCAACGAGGTCAGGCCCGGGAACTGCCGGCGCAGCTTCACCGCCAGTAATTCCCTCTGCGACTGCGGCAGTTGATCCAGTTGTTTCCTCGCCGCCTCGATCTGCGACGCCAGTTCCATTCCGCTCATCGGTTGCTCCCAATAGTTCATTCTGCGGCAACGCACTGGCGGCCGCGCTACGAATCAAATCCCCGCGCTCGACTTGCGGGGCGCCGAACATATCATCCTGCTTCGGCGAGCCCAGCGACTCGACCATAGCGTAGTAGCCGGCCAGGAAATCCGCAATCCGGTTCGGTGCGCGCAGGTTGGCATCGAGGAAGGAGAGGATTTCCAGCACTTCCGGCGCCGTCTTGTGCTCGGCGAAGAGGTGCGCTTGCGCCAGAAAGTCAGCCAGGCTCATGCCGGCCTGGCGCAGCTTCACCAGATCATTGACCGCCTGATTGATCTGGCCGCCAATATCCATGTCGCGTGCCGCGCCGGCCGCGATCAACTCGCGGACTTGGGCGATCTTCGGGGCGGCCTTGACCAGTGCCTTGCCGACGTTGCGCATGTCGGTATCGAGCGATTCGACCAGCCGGCCAAATACGGAATTATCGCCATAGGCCCGGGCAATCACGGCATTACGCAGGCGGGTGAATCCGGTCTGCGACAGATTGCCGGCCCGATCGGTCACTTCTGCCTGTTCATTCTGCGGCAATGACGCCACCCAGCCGCGCACAAACGGCGCGTTGGCTGCCGGGTCGAATTCGCCCTGGTCGTTGATAACCAGATTGCGCAGGTCGGGAAGGATGGCCGCATCGTTGCGCGCGACTTCCTGTGCGCTCATGCCCATCGAGCCGCCGCTGTTGGCCTGCTTGGCGATGTCCGGCCGGGTATTCACCTTGTCGTCATAGACGCGAACCAGAACCGGATTCTGCTTGCCGGCGACAGCCTGCGGATTGAGTCCGAAATCAGCCGCGCCAGAAATAAGACGATCCATGTAGCCGCCCTGCTGGCTGGCCGATCCTCGGGCATAGGCTTCCTGCAGGCCGGCCGTGCGGCCGTTGTTGAGCGCCACGATCTGGCCTGGCTGCGCATCGGCATAGGCCGGGTTCGTTCGGCCATCGACGCCATGCGAGGCGAGGACGGCGCCGGCATCGACCACGGCGTAGCGGAACCCGACCTTGGAGCCATCCGGCAATGTCACCTCGCCAGTCGCGCCCATGTCTTCCGGCGCGATGGCCCCCTCGGCATTGTCCTTGACCGATACCAGCGGAGCGCCGACATCGGGAATTGGCGAGGCGCCCAGGCGGTCGAAGTCCGGCGCATTGGCGATGCTCTGCATCTGCATGATCGAGGCGGCCGTTCCACGGTCGCGGTTCTGCATGCCCATATCGACCGGGACGACTTCGGCCTGTTCTGGCTGGGCCGGCTGCGTCACCTCGGCCTCGGGGTATAGATCGGCAACCGGAACCGCCGATTCATCGGCTGACTGCTGTATCTTTGGCATTGCCGCGTTTCCAGCGCCACCAACGGCCCCCATTGCCATGCCGGCCAACATGCCGGTTGCGCCAGCCTTTCCAACGCCTTCCATGATCGGCTTGCCCGTGGCGTAGTTCTGCCACATCTGTTCCTGCATCGACTGGGGAAGTTCCTCAAATACCCCCTCGGAGATACCAGACCCGACAACCTGGCGGGCAAACCCCTTGGCAACCTGCTGTCCTTGGCCGCTGGCCAAAAGCGTATCAACGTCCGCAATGCCGGCCTTCTGAGCGAGCTTGCCGCCGGCAAAGCCCAAGATGCCTGTCACAGCGCCTGCACCGACGGCCGAAAGCGACTGCTTCGGCGTCAGCAGACCATCCTTGCTTTCTTCACGAATCTGCGCGGCTGTCTGACCGGCCGTTACAGCGCCCTCGCCAACCGCACCGGCAATCACCGGGGCAATCTTTGGAGCGACCTTCATCACACCACGGGCGATACCAGCGCCGCCCAGCATCGACGGCGCAGATTCCAAAGCCGTCATCGCAATCGTGCTCGGGTTCTTTACCGACTCGGCAAGCGTACCGACAAAGCCATCGGCTTCTTGTACCGCCTTGTTGGCCGCCTTCTGTTCGTCGGAGAACCATTCGTCGGCGATCTTCTTGGCCTCGGCCGGACGGTACCCGATCGACTCAAGCGCCCGCCCAACCCGGCCGCCAGTCGGTATGTCGGCCAAACCGACAACGGCCTCTGGCAAACCAATCGCGCCTTTCAGCAGGGATACGCCGACATCGCCAGCGATGCTCTTGGCGGTTCGTCCTCCATCCCCGTCCAGCTTCCCATCAAATTCACGAAACTGAGGCGCGGCGTCCAGCTCGCCATCGAATTCACGGATTGCCATGGTTCCCCTTTCGCGGGTTATTCTGCGATGAACTTCTTGCCGTTCGGCGCCTGATAGACTGGCTTGCCGCCCGACGTGCCAATCTGCTTCGAGCCTTCCGGAAGGCCAGACGGCAACGACGAGGCAGGCTGCTTGCCTCCCGTCCGTTGCGTGAGTTCCTGCGCCTTGGCAACCGGGTCAGACGGCGGCGTAATGTCCTTGCTGGCCCAGGTGTTGACCAGCTTGCGGGTGAATTTCTGGTCTTCGTCGGTGCCGATCTTGATCTTGACCGGATTGCCGTCAGCGTCCTTTGGATAGACCATCTGGCCATTGCGGTAGATGATGACGCGATTACCATCGGCGTCCTGGTCGAACTTGGCGCCCTTGCTTGCATCACCACCGCCGCCACCGGCACGGCTGGATAGACCGGCCGGCCTCTTGGCATTGACCTCGATGCGCCCGGCCGTTTTCACTTCCTCCAGCTTTTGGCGCTCTTCTCCCTTGGCGCGCTCCAGCGCAACCGCCTCTTCGCGCTTGGCAGCGAATTCAAATTTCTTCAGGGCCATCGCCGCTTCATGCTTGCGAACCTCTTCCGGATTCATCATGCGCGCGACCAGGCTTTTCATTTCCGTGTCGTCCTTGACTTCGCGCTTGATCGCCTTGCCATCTTCACCGGCCATCAGGGAAATGGTGTAGCCGCCGTTTTCGTTCTTGACGATGCTGTCGATCTTCTTGTCGTCAGCTACGAAATTGTTGTATGCCGGAACGTAGGCCCCCCAATCGCCAGTCATCGCAAATTGGCGCTCTGCTGCATCAAGCGTTCCCTTGCGCAGCGCATCACGGGCATCCGAACCCATCTTGAAATTCTTCGAGAACAGTTCCCAGTTGCCTTGTCTGGCCGCTTCTTCCATCGCCGCATTGGAGGCGCGCATGATCTTGTGCATGCGGGAAACCTCTGGATCAACACCGGTCAATCCAGCCGGCTTGGCTGCCGCCTGCTGCGGGGCCGTTGACATTTCCGGGCGCTGCGTAGCCAGCCCCTGTGGTGAAACCTGGCTTCCTTCTTCGGCAACCGCCGGAGCAACCGACATTTCCGGCGCTTGTTGTGCCTGCTGCACAACGGATGCAAGGCCGCCGTTTTCTTGGGCCGCCATGCCATCACTGAACGCCTTGCCGACTGCATCCTTGGCTTCCCATTCCTTGCGTTGCCGGTCATTGGCTTCGCGCCGAAATTTCATTTCCTCGACCGCGTTGCCTAACTTTGCGCCGGCCACCATGCCCGATGTCAGCCCCCCCAGAAAACTTCCGACTCCGCTCATGTCATCACTCCATTGGTTCAATTTGCGCGGCGATGGCCGACTTGATCGCACCCATCCGGCGCTCCCATTCCGTGTACGCTTCCGGGTGATGGGATTTCAGGTAAGCGCCCTGCTGCAATTCCCACCAGCCTGTACAGTGCATGCAGTCGAGGCTGCTTTTTAGGCCGCGCTCATAGAAGGGGGCCGGCTTGACACCGACACTGGCCAGGTAGTCCATCACCTCATCGTCAGACCAGTCGGCAATCGGATACAGAAACTCGATGCCATCCAGGACATCGCCCGATTCCGTCGGCTGAACGGCGTTGTCGGCCGAGCGCGTGCCACGAATGACCAGGGTGTTTCCATCACCTACCATGGCGTTGTAAATCGGCTCCATGTAGCTGCGCAGACAGCACACCATCCGATCAACCAATTGCGGGCGTTCGGCACCGTAACGTATCCGGCCCATCGGCGTTGAATTGACCGGAACCAGATCAGTTGGCCAGCCAAGTGTCTGCCAGACTTCGCGCACCCTGCCCTGAACCAAGATGAACAGCGGAACCGGCGCCGCCGTTTCAGCCACGATCTTTTCGATTTCCGGGAAGGAGTCGCCGGTAGCGCAGTGATAGACACCAAGGTACTCCCAGTAATCACGCAGAAGGTAGAGGACAGCGAGCGAATCGCGGCCTCCCGAAAACGACAGGGCTGCCCGGCCACCATGCCGCGCAATGGCTTCGGCGGCCAGTTTCTGGGCTTTGGCGATACGCTCAAGCAACTTCGCCACCTTGCAGGCAAGTGGCCAGAATGCCGAGATCGAGGCGCAGGAAGCCGCTGTCATCCTCCTTCACGGCCGCCGGATAGATCGCCTGCACCTCTTGTGCCAGGAATCCGGTATGCCAGTCATCCGACCAGAGATAGCGGAACGCATAGAGCCGCAATCCATTGGGAAGTTCGGATAGCAGGGAGACATCGCGTTTCAGACGTGCATCACACCATGCAATCAGCGCCAGGCTGGCTGCCGTGCCGAGCGCAGAGCCAGTGTTGGCGTTGTTCTGCGCGGCCTGATTGGCTGCCGCGCCCCAGGCCTGCATCTTGTTCGAGTTGTCGATGTTGTAGGCATTGGTCGCCGAGTTCAGCGCATTGACCCCAAGGCTGGCCGTGCCATCCACCGCCGATAGCCCGGCGTTGTAGTTCTGGTTTGCCGCGCCGGTATTGCCGACAGCGGAATTCCCGGCACTGGTCGCAATGCCGTAGGACGTGGCCGCATTGCTCGACAGGTTGCGCCCGAGACTGGCCGCATCCTGCAGCTTGGCCGCGCCCAGTTCTCGGCCTTGCACCCGCGCTGCCGTGACAGCCTTGGCGGTATCGGCCGCCTGGCTCAGACCGACCTTGCTCATGGTATCGAGGAACTTGCCATCGGCGACATTGCCACCGCGCGCCAGCATTTCAGAGCGCAGACCTTCCTTCGTGGCATCGTAGGAACCAGCCACGGCAGAGCCGGCTTCCGCCGCCAAGCGGGCCTGCTCCTGCTCGGTGTTGAAGTTCATCGCATCGGAAACGAGCTTGCGCTCTACCGGCTTGAACGTCGTGTCGTAGTAGTCCAGTTGCTGCTTGGCCAGCGCCTGGTTTTCGGCTGCGATTTGAGTCTGCTGACCGGCGATCTTTCCGACCAGTTCATCCATGCGCGCCTGCCGTTCGTTCTGAACGACGGTCTGCTCGCGTGCCAGCTTGATCTGCTCCATGCCCAGCTTTTCGGAGGCTTGGGCAGAGGCGATGATTCCCGGATTGCTGTCAGGCATGGACGGCGCATCGGAACAGAAACAGGCACGGTGCAGCCGGCTATCCTGGCGCGCTTCCCAGTGGCGAATAAGTCTCATGGGCAACTCCTAACTTTGACGTACAGGTTGGCGACGTGCGAGAAGCCGATGAACTCCAGCAACTTTCCAACCCGATTCGTGGTTTTGCTGTGCATGCGGATTTCCATTGCGCCGGCATCCCACAAGCAGTCTTCCATGTAGCGAATGAAGGCCATGGCCGCCCGGCCCCGGTGCTCTTCTTTCACAAAAATGGAATCCTCCTGCGCCACCAGCTTCTGTGTGTGCGTAGATGGCATCAGGTACAGGCCGCACGCGCCGACCAGTTCGCCAGTTTCCTTGACGCGCATGGTGTATTGCCGGAAAAATCCGGCCTGCTCCGACCGGATGACCCTCGGATAGTCCGGGTTCATTTCAAGGCCGTGGCGGTACATTTCCGTCTCGGCCCAGTGCGCCGCATGCAGCGGCTTCACCTCGTCAAGGCACCCTTCCAGCGTTTCGAGCGCGAAACGATAGGGGCCGAATTCATCGGGACGTACAGGCATGGCATTTCCAGCGGGCGATTGATAGCCAATGGTCAACCAATGCCGCCCGCACCGGAAGGGCGAATTTCATGCAATACGAATAGGTCACTCAGTGGCATCCGGATGAAAACCGATGCTGCCAACGAGTTTCGGCGTTCCATCCTTGATCTCGGCAATGCGTGCCAGAATGCCTCGCGCCTCTTCGCCGATGTCGATTCCATGGCTGTTCAGCACACCAATCACTTTCCAGATCGCGTCCAGCTGGTCGCCGACAGGCGGGTATTGCTGCTCACGAATCGCCCGGTGCGAGCGCTTAACCGTATATTTCAATTTCGATCTCCTTGGCCAGGTGCTGCGTGTGATCGAGATTGACGCGATAAATGCCGGCGCGCTCGAAAGTAATCTCGGCGCTGCCATCCTCGATCAGTTGCGTGAAGCCGTCGATGGTCATTGCCGTCCCGGCCGGCAGCCCGGAAATAATCACTTCCTGGCCAACGGCCGCCGAGCTTGCGCTTTGCGTGAATTGAAACGCGGTCTGCGCCTTGGGCGTTTGCTCGGCCAGGTCGTACCAAGTACGCGCGGCCACCAGATTCGGCGGGATTTCGGCAAAGATGTTGCTGCCAGCCATGGCGCGATAGTTCTCCACGGTTTCCTGATGGCAAGTGCCGTGCTGGATCAGTTTCCCGTCAGGGCTGTAGAGCGCGTAGCGGATGGGGGTTCTGGTCTGGTTCATGGTTAGAGTCCTGCGATAAATTCGGAGAAGACAACAGGGGCTCCGCCGTAGTCAAAGATGTTCGACGACTGCAGATTGATGTCGAAGGTCACAAAGGAAAGGCGCCGGCAGTAGAGGTCTGCCATGGAAGCGGGATCGCCAATGCCGGCCTTGAGTGACCAGCTCATTCTGAATAGAAGATCGACGCCGGCCGGGTCGTAGTTTCGAAGGGTGTACCCAGGTGCCGGATCTGTTCCGTAGTCTTCCCCAAAGACATACATCACGACGGTTCTGCGCATCCCGGCAAAAACCATGACCTGCAGTTCTTGCTCGTCATTCCACAGGTGCGCCCCATAGCCTTGGTTGGTGGTCGTCAGCCGAACATTCACGCCAATATCGTAGGCACCCAGGTTTTCCAATTCGGCAATGGCGTAACAATGCGTTGCTGTAGGAACGCCATTGCCGTCGTATAGATAGGCCGATGCGTCCGCCGGAGTTGGCATGGTATGGTGATAGTGATCGCCGTATTTGCTGGTGTTGTTCGGCGACGTGATATGCGTCGAGGTAAAGTTCGACAGCGCCCCACCGGCAATCTTGATATTCTCGACGGCCAGTTCGGCGATATTGGACATTTCGACACCCCATGACACGCCATCTGTCATGAACTGATTGAGCGTCACAATGTCGGCGGTTCCGATGCTGAAACGATCGACGCCAGCCCGCTTGATCTTCGCGTCGCTGATCTTCGTTGTCCCGGTAAAATTGGCACGGGCGATGGCCGCCGTCTCAAAATCCCCTGCTTCGATGACCAGCCGGCCGGCGCCGGCCTTGAGGACATGCAGATCATTGACCGCCAGGTTTTCGATAGCCGCGCTACCAATGGCCCCAACATCGAAGTGCGCTGCGCCGATAGCCGCATTCGCAATCCTGGTCGACGGCAGGTTTTCCAGTGTCGCCCGATCAACGGCCCAATTGGCGATATGGCCAGCGCCAACCGATCCATTCTCGATGTCATCCCCGGCCAGCTTCCCGGCCGCCTCGACAGTCGGCAATGAAAACGGCCCTGGTACCCTGGCCAGCGAGACATGCCGAACCCAGTAGTAGCGTGATACATGGTCGCCAGGCAGATCGACGAACGACGGAGCAACCGATGTTCCCAGCAGCGACTTTTCGCCGCTCTCGGTATCCGAGCGCCAGATTTCCGAATGCGAGTGGTTCGCGTAGCTCGCCGCATCCCAGGACACACGCACCAGTAAAGCGCCGTGCGCCGCCGTTACATTGACCGGCGTGGATGGCGCTGTCGGGTCGGTGTATTTCCCGCCATTGCTCGACGATTCGGCCGTCTTGAATGTGATCGTTGGCGCCCCGGATACGGACTTCACCAGTTGATCGCCGATCTTCACGGAGACAACGCCCGATGAAATCAGGTCGCGCACGGTCACGAACCGCTCCATACTGGGCCGGCCATAGAGACGGTTGTGAACTCGCAGGTCGACCGCCTTGTTCAATGATTTTGGAATCGGAACGCTCACCGGGCAATCTCCATCACATGCACGTCAATGTCCATGGTTCCCAACTGGCTTGTTGGCGCGATCCATTGCGATGTTGCGGTATCCCACACTTGCGCCTTGACGCGGGCGGTGTAGGTCGCGCCTCCGGCAAGACCAGAGGCTATGAAAGAAATGCCGCGGATGTTGAGCGCTTTCCGGCGACCACCCAAGCTGTCCGTGCTGTCAAACGGTAATCCGCCTGACGTTTCAAACCACAACGTTCTGGCTCCAAACCCGACATCGCGCCGCATCGTATCGGAAAAAACCACGGCGCCGCTGCCGTCCAGTACATCCAGCAGAAGCTGGTATTTCCCAACATAGATCGATGCCGGATCAATGGCCGTACCGTTCAAACTGAACGAGAAGACAACTGGGTAATGTCCCGTACCGCCGTCGTTCCGTGTGCGCAAGGTGAATGGCAAACTGCATTCTGTCTGCCCGACCGTGTTCGCCGTGACGGAAGCGACAATGGCGTGATTCTGCAGGTTGAAGTTATCGACTGACACCAGGGCGAAGTTCGCCGTCTTGATAGCCGCGTCTTCGATGTCGGCATTCTGAACGACCAGTTGATCAACCTCACCGGAAAGGATTTCGGCCTGCCCGAATGTCGCCACCGCGATGTCGGCAGACTGAATGCACGCCTCAGAGAACAGAACAGGCGAATCCAGCGTCAGCGTACCGATCTTGGCCAAGCCAATGGCCCCCTCGGCAATAGTCAGACTATCGGCCACCACGCCGTTGATCGCGGCATTGCCAATGGCGCCTTCCTGAAATTGCAGGTCGGAAACCACCTGGCCGGAGAACTTCGTGCCGGACAGATCAAGGCTCCCGGCAGCGAGCTTGTCGGCTGCCAGCACATGATCGCCCAGGTTGACCCCGCCCACGGTTGCCGACGAGGCTGCCATGCCATTGATGTCGTGCCACGGGCCTGGAACGCCAGCCAGCGAGACATGCCTGAACCAGTAGTAAAACGTCGTCAGCGCTTCCCCCGTCTCGTCGATGTAGCGGTTTCCGGCCGCGCTGCCAATCGATTCTGACAGGCTGAAATTGTTGCTCGGCGCACGGCGAATCTCAGTATGGGAATGCTGGCTATAGGGCGCCGCATCCCAACGCAGAAGGATTGCTGTCAGGGCAGCAGAGTACGCCACACCTGTTGGCGCTGGCGGCGTTGCCGAATCCAACTGGAAGCCAGACGATGGAATCTGAAAACGGACATCCCCAACAACAGGCGCTTTCGCCCCGGCAATCTCGACGCCAGCCTCTTGCAAATCGCGCCAGGTCACTACCCTGTCCAGAAGGTCATGATTGCCGACCCAAGTTTCGATCAGCGTTTTGACATCCGCCAGATAGCGACGAGCCGCTTCGTCCTCGACAGACACCGGGATTTCTGGGATGGCTCTCATTTCAGTATTCCCGTGCAGACATATTCAACATCCCAGGCACAGGGAAGAAGCAGGTTGATCGGTTTTACCTTGGCAAAGAATGAATAGGCACTATTAGCCTGCAACGGTTGGCCACCGTACACCGTCGCTGCATTCGGCTCGATCTCGATCACTTCGTAAAGCTCAGGCCACTCTTGCCCGACAAAAATATTCGTGTCGTAAGCCTTGATTGCGCCAGACATCACAACATCGCGGAAATCGTTGTCCGAGTTGACCGGCAACTGAACCACAATGTTGTTGTGTGTTTTGATGTCGTAGGCGTAAAACCCCATGCTATCCATGACAAGAAAGCGCAAATAAAGCAGCACGCGCGCCGAAAGTAGGCCGCCGGCACCGTCGCTCGGGAAGATGACAGGGAAGATTGGAATGTAGAGCTCGTCGTGCAGAAGAGGCGATGAATAGGGGTGCGACGTGCTCATGGTTGCGCCAGAGAAACTGTTTCTACCGGTTCTCGACGAATTCCCCGGGTCATACGGCCAGAACGATTGCGGGTTCTTCTGGTAGTAATACCCAGAAATTCGCTCTTCAACCAAGCCAGTATCAGCCCGGCGGATAAGTTGGGTTGCTACCGAGTCTCGCGGCGACCAGAACGGCCAGTAGCCTGTCTTCTCGACCAGGATTGACCCGGTAATCTGCAGATCATCGATCTTGGCCGTTGTGATCTGCGCCGTTCCGATGTTGAACCCACTTACCTTCAGCTTGTTCGCGCTCGCCCGGTCGATCTGCGCGTTGCCGATCTGAGCATCCGCGATGTGCGTGCCATCGAGAACCGCCCCGGCGCCGGTCGGCAAATGGATGTTCTTCACCTTGAAAGCGTCTGGTCCGGTGCGCAGGAACTGGGCATTGCCGATAACCGCCGTACCGATGTTGGCCGACTTGATCGCCGCATTGGCCAGGGCGACATTGCCCGCCTTGAGCGTCGCCGCTGCAATATGCGAGCCGGTCAGTTGCCCGTCGATGGCCGAACTGGCCCCGTCGATGGCCGCCAACTGCTGCGCGGTCACGATCAACGGCCCCATTTCCGCGCCGCTGATGCGCCCGGCAGAACCGGTGACGCCGGCCGACATCGGCGACAGTTCGCCATTCCGATTGATATGGCGCAAGAAGTAGTAGCGCGTCGCATAGTTGTCCGTCGCGTCGACGTAGGCATTGCCGTAGCTGGAACCGATCAGCGTAGCCTGCTCCGGATCATTGTCGTCAGCACGGAAAACCAGCGTATAGGCATGCCCGGTATAGGCCGCATCAGTCCAGCGCACCCAGACGGCTTTCACCAGGCCGTCAGCCGTCAGGCCAACCGGCGTACTCGGCGGGTCGACGGCGATGTCGGTCACTTCGCCAGTGCCTTCGATGCGCATTACGGGGTATTGCGGCGTATTGGCGGCGTATTGCGCACCGTCGATAGTCACATCGGCAAGCCCGTTCTCGACCAGATCGCCAAACGTCAGTCCGCGATCCATTGGATCGAATCGGCCATCGAGGGTATTGACTGCCTCAGTGACCCGCTGCACGAAGAACACCAAGTCCATGCTCGCCGGCTTTTTGCGCTCGGTTTCCGCGTTCGCCAGTCGCTTCGCCTCTTCGACAGCCTGCAGCATGGCGCTTTGCTGGCTGTTCTGTTTCCGGATCAGGTCGCGCGCCCAGTTGGATTCCTCCAGCTTGCCGGACGAATTCTGGATGATGATTCCGCGCCCGACGTTGCCGGTCACGATTACCGGGCCGACCCCTTCAAGCGTCGCGCCCCGTAGCTTCGCCGTTTCCACGTCGATTTCGAGCACTCCACCGACCTTGCGCACGCCATCGCGCTTGAGCAGGTTCTTGTTGATGTCCGACCAGCCACGCTGCAGCGCAAAACTGCCGTAGCCGTAGATCGACACCAGTTCGAGCACCATGTTCTCGAAGTCGAAGAAGTAGGACGAGAGGCGATGCCGTTTGGCATTTCCGTACTCCCAGGATTCATCGGCAAGCCGGGTAAAGCGCGGATGCGTCGAACTGCCGAGCAGGATCGGACTGACTACGGCCGTCCGGCCCATGGTCAGAATTTGCTCGATGTCGCCCGAATTGTTGTACCGGTCGATCTGTTTGCATTCCCAGCGCCACTCAAGATTAAGTGGCATGTGCACCTCATGCGGCAGGTAGGTCGTTCCGGACTGCGCCGACTTCTTCTTGGCGACCCATTCGAGGATGCCGCGGGCGGTCATGGCAGGATGGTCGCCACATGGACGCGCCGAATGATCGACGACGATTCAACTTCATAGACGATCGACTCGGCCTTGTAGCCGCGCGGCAGCTTGAACCACTTGCTATCGGTCACGGTCTTTGTGTAGCGCAGCACACCATCGCCATACAGGCGGAACGTTACTGCGCCATCCGCGTCGATCTTCGCCGCTTTCGGATTTACCGGATTCAAGTACAGATGGCGCCGGCTTCTCCACCTCATTGTTGCATTGCTGCCACTGGTCTTCGACAGGGTTTGCAAGGACACCCCGGAGGCTAGATACAGTGTATTGTCACGCGGATCGACCCAGGCCGCCGTCGCATGGATGTCCAGGAAACTGATTGGCGCCCATGGATCGGTCGGATCATAGACGAAGCACCCGCGTTGGCCAGGAAGCCAGGACGGATTGCCGACCGCTGTTCCGGTATCGAAGAAGCCGTAATAGGCGCCATTCCACCAGACGCCCAGCATCGATGCCGGGTTCAGCTTGCGCCAGTCCGATGCGCCAATAAACCGCTCGGTCAAAACCGCCGCGCTCGGGCCGCTGACCCCGACCAGTCCATCTGGGCCGGCGTACAGCACCACCGCATCACCGGCCGCAATCGAACGCCGAGATAGGCACGACTGATTCAGATCGACCTTAGACATTTCCATCGACTTTGGCGCGCTCCCGTAGGCGTAATACGGGAAGGCCTTGGTCATCACCACCACGTTCGAGCCGATGGCGCCCAGGCCGACGATCTTGAAATCAGCCGCCTTGCGGTACTTGATGGGCCAAGCATGGGCGATGCCGACTTCAGACAGGCACAAGTCATTGCCGGAGGCCGCCGCGTAGAAACTGTTCGGCAAGGCAATCAGGCTATGCATGTCATCCGGCGGCAAATCATAATCGGCTGAATCGAGGACAGTCACCAAGGATGTCGCGGAGGCTGTATCGGTAATCTGCGTACTGGCATAGGGAACCGTCGCCACTTTCAGGTAATTCCCATTGACCGAGCGCCACAAGGTCTTGGTTGCACCCGCGCCAAAGTTGCGATCAGTCAGTTCGCCCGAGGTCAGGCCCGGCGTGTTGATGACGACAATCCCATCCGACTGGGTATCGACCAGAACGGCAGCAGATGGCCGGCTGCGCTCATACCAGTCCGTCTCGACCGTGTAGACGTAGGCGCGCTGTTCGGCCGTACCGGTCCCGGCTGATTTCGAGGCCAGTGTCGGCGCCTGCGGATCTGGTACGCTCAGGCGATAGCTGACGTTCGGGTACGGACTGCCCACGACAGCCGTGCTGAAATTGGTTTTGCGGGGCGGCGAGCCGGACGAGGCAAAGTAGGTTCGCTCTTCTGAATTGCCGATAGCGTTGCTCTTGACGACTGACGTATCGGCATTGAACAGGAACCAGTAGAGCGGCAAAGCGGAATCCGCGTCCTGTCCGAACCGGTAAATGCTCTTTTCGCTGCCGGACAGGGTAACGCCGCTCACCGTTTGCGGCATCCTGGCTGGCGTCATGGCACCATCCCTGAACAAACAGTTGATGGCGATCTGCCCGGCCGTATCCGGCAATAGATGCGGCTGCTGCAGCGGTGCAATGCCGGCAAACGAGAGTTGATCGATCATGGCTTCCCCATCTTGAACCACAGATTCCAGTAGGCTTCCCACCACGCGGCCACAGCCTGGTTATGGGCTACCCACAGGCGCAGCATCGGCGGATGGCTGGCTTTCCATGCTTTGAGATCAACGATCACGGCCGGCATTTCTCTCTCCCTTTGCAAATCGAAGCGCCTCCTGTCGCGTGTCGAAGCGGCCAACCTCTTCCACACGCAGCCGCCAGACGCGATAGCGGCCTTGAAAAAGAATCAGGAAATTCCGCAAGCTCGGGAAATCCTGCTTGCTCGGGATGTACTCAATGACCGACAGGGTTTTCCACTGGAATGCCTCGGCCACCCCGCCATGCGGGATGACCCCCTGAAAGCTGTAGCTGCGCCGTGTCCAGACGTAGCGCCGCCCCTTGCCGCCAAGGCTCGCCAGCCAAAACCAGCCGGCGACGATCAGGCAGTTCAGGGGCAGGCGGATCATTTCGGCCATGCTTCCCGGCAACTCAGCGCATCATTGGCGTGTCCATCAGCCGCCCGTGCCATGTCTTGATACGCTCCGATGCACTCTGCGTATATGTCGGCGACGGTATCGGCTGCCTCAACGCAGGCGGCTCCGGCAGCCTCGGGCAATCGAGCCCGAAATTCGGCGATGTCGTCGCGCAGCCGGCGAGCGCGAGACTCCATAACAGACAACTCAGCCTTATGCCGTTTTTCACGTTCCGCTCCCTTTCGTTCTGCCTCATCGACACGCGCCTGCAAAGCGCGCTCCTTGTCCCGGCTTTCCTTGGCAGCCTTGGCCAACCGGGTTTCATAGACGGACACGGCGCGCTGGTAGCCGACCTCTTCGTGGTAGATCGCAAATCGCCACACGCCGAAGGCCAGTCCGGCAAAGATGGCCACCGCTGCCAGTGCCTTGATCTGGATTCCATCAAGCATGGCCATTCCCCTTGACGACCCAGGCAATCAGCGCGGTCAATGCCGGCGTCCAGTAGCCGCCGAAATCGGCAAAGGTCAGCTTGTCGGCGAGCACCAGCCAGGCCGAGAGCAGCAACGAGACGACGAGGACAAGGCCGAGACTCCATGCCGCAACACGCTCGATCATTGAGGTTCTCCCGTGCAGACGCGATACATGGCCTGGCGCCGTGTCCAGACGCCACCGCAGAACCGCTTGTTTTCAGGTGCCGAGCAATCGCGCCCCTGCACCTTCTTGAAGTCGAGGATCGTCCGGCAGGCTGCCGCATACTCGCCGCGCTGCACCTTGCCCGGGATGGACGACCGGCACACCGCGGCAGGACCGACGTTATAGGCCAGGTCGACAAAGGCGTCATATTCGCCCTGCGTCAGCATGGCCTCGCCGAAACAGCGCTTGAGCACCGATTCCTTGGCCGAAATGTCGCGAACAGCCAGGGCGATGGCCTTGGGCGGGGTAATCGTGTCGGTCATCCGCACCGGGCCGCCATCTTCCCGTTTTGTCGAGCCCAGGCCATAGGTCGGCACATCGCCCGGTACCGGAATGATGGCCTTGTCGGTGTAGCCCTCCTGCAGTGCAATCCCGGCGAAACCGGCTGCCGAGAGGACAAGGGCGGCGATGGGCGCGCGGAACTTGTGAATCACAATTTACCTCCGCATTCAGCCCATCGCATGGCCTTGTTCGCCATGAAAAACGCCTCGGCGCACGTCATCTTGCTGGAACGGATATAAAGGCATCCGTCAGCGTCGTAGCCAATGATCAGAACATCCTGCATTCCTCGTTGCTCGGCGTCAGCCAGCGCAGAATGCAGCGCCTGAACCGGTGTCATCGTGGTATTGGGGGCTGGCGACAGGCGAATAATCGGGGTTCCGGACATCACTGATTCCCCCTGAATTCGCCACACGCCTTGTCTTCGCCATCGACAACCGGCCGCACGCAGACAAAGGCATCGTCATCCGACAGCGGGGCCGGCGGGAATCGGTAGCACTCGCCAGGCATGTCGCCTTCGCCGCGCAGGAAGTGGGCGCAGAATTTACATTGCGTCATCGTCGATCTCCGCGCCGTCAGCCAAGGCTTTCGCCCGGGCAATCTTCAGGTGTTGCGACTTGAAATGCCAGTTCATCACGGCATTGATGATCAGGGCCAGTAATGCCACCACCAGGCCGCCGAGCGCGGCAATCTCGTTGGCGGTCAGGCCAAGGAAGATCGAGGCGCCGGAAGCGACGAAGGTTGCCTTGTTGGCGGCGATTTCCGCGGCCGATTGCTTGTAGTCCATGCTTACCTCAATCCAAAAACCGGGCGCGTCCGGGTTGCCGCCCCGGTCATCCCTTTGTCGGCCTCGTCACGCGCATCGGCAATGGCTGTATTGAATTTCCCCCGGTAGAGCACGGACAACTGCGGGTCGCTCCACGGTTTTTTCGGCATTTCCAGCAACTCAGCCAGCGCACCATAGGCGATGTCGCGGCCGTAGCGCTGGGCTATCCAGTCATTGAGCACCGTAGTCGACGCGGAAGGCTCGACGGCGACAATCACCGACACCGCCTGCACGACGCTGGGCGCCACGATCAGCTGCAGCTCACCGGTCTTCGGGCGATAGCCGTAATGGCTGGGCGTACCGGTTTCCGTCTCGGCATTGGCCGGGATTTCATCCGGGCGCAACGGGTCGATCTTCTCTTCGTCCAGGGCCACGCCAATGACTTCCGAGATTGCCGTGTCGGCCGGCGCGGTCAGTACATAGAGCGGATCGGCCGGCACCGTATTGAAACTGGCCAGCGTTCGCCGGTCGCAACGGCTTTCCCGGCAGAAACGAATGGCGGCCTGGCGGATTTCCAGACGAGCCAGATCAACCGTCAGCCGCGGTGTGCGCGGCATGACGTGATCGAGCAGGGTATCGATGGACGCCATGGGTCAGACTCCCAGAAGTTGATCGCGGAATATCTGGAGATAGGCCGGAACCCGATTCAGGTCGGCCACCTCGCTATCGATGGCGAACGACCGCCCGATGATGAAGTCGGCCACCAGGCGCTTGTAGTCATCCCCCAGCGGGAACGTGTCTCCAATCGCTTTGTCGGCCACCGGTGTCGCATAGGATCCCAGGCGAAGATCAGGACGTACTTGATAGGCTTCTCGAATCGCTGCGTTGGCGCTACTGAGTAGCGCCGAATCGTCAATCCGCGTTTTATCGTTGTCGTTCAGATCGATACGCGCCAGATCAACCACGTCCTGCATCGTTGCCATGTCACTCGTCCTTGGCGGTGTGGATGATCTCGATTACCTGTTCGCGCAGGTCGTCGATGGATTTCCGCTTGTCGAGCTTGACGGTGTAGCGATCGAGCGCCAGAGCGACCAGATCATCCTTGTCCATGGCCATGACTTCGGCGACAAGGCTATCGGCCGTCTCGGCTTCCTGCTCTTCGGCCACCACCACCGGCACGACCCGCAGCACGGCCAGACCGGAGCGCAGCGCGGCCGCTTCCTCGGGCGAGGCCTGATAGATCATCGGGACGCAGTAGCCTTCGGCCGGCTCCTTGCGCTCGTCCTCGGCCAGATCGAGCGAGTGCGACACCATCAGCGACTGCACTTCCTGGCGCAACTGATCGACGCTCTTGCCTTCCGGATTGACGACCCGGTTGAATTCGAACCGCGCCATGTGCACCAGTTGTTCCGGCGACATGGCAGAGAGATTGATGTACGGCACCGCCGCGCGGGCCTTGGTCTTGCCGGCGGCCATGAAGGTCTGGCCGTCCATGTCGATGTCGGCCAGTTCGAATGAATCGGTATGCTGGATCAGGCGCTTGGCCAATCCGCCGGCAAAGTTATGAACCTGCCCAGGCAGCCAGACGGCACCGGTCTTGCACACGGTATCTTCCTGCCGGTCTTTCTTGCCGATGTAGCGCACGCCAACGATTGCGTTGTCCATTTGCGAAACCTCAATAGGATGCGACGCCCACCCCGAAGGGCGGGCTATCGTGGTTGGATAACGGATTACTTGACGCCGAGCGCTTCGCCTTCGACCTTGGCATAGACCGTACCGGCAGCCGGCGTACCAGCAGCAGCAGTCAGGACGATGTTCAGGAAGGAATCCTTCTCGACGCGGTACGGCGGGAAGATTTCGTAGGTCGTGGTCGCGGCCGACTGGCCCCAAGCACCGGCAGCCGCAACGGCGGTATCCGCACCGGACGGCGCCGCAGAGCCATCAGCCGGCGTAAAGCCGATCTTGGCCTGCAGCGACGTGGCGCTATCAAGGTCGGTGTTCTTGATAACGACGCGGTGCACCTCGGTGCCGGCAGCAACCTTCACCGGCTGGATGACATCGCCGATGCCATTTACGTCGGTCGTTGCGACAGCGACGGAATCATGAAAAACCGCAGCGTTGCCGACCAGGCCGGACACAACATTCTTGCGGTTGGAAGTGGTTTTGGTACCCATTTCACTGCTCCTTATTCAAGTGAAGAGGGGCCGGATCGCTCCAGCCCCGTTCGATTAGCTGACCTGCTTGGCAGCCACGTCGATGACGATGGCGCCGTGGTCGGTCGGGATCTTGTTGCCGGACTCGTCCGGAACGTTGAAGCGCACCTTGGTCGAGCCTTCGACGCCGAAGACGGCGAATTCAGGCTCACGCTCGAAGTTGTGCAGCTTCTCGGCCCAGGAGTAGTGCGTACCGCTCTTGGCATCCTTGCCGTAGGCGCAGGCCAGGGCTTGAGCGCCAAGGACAACACAGCGCTCGACACCGTAGCCGGCAGTCAGGCCAGCGTTGATCTGCTGCGACGTTTCGGTAGCGGTCGCGGCATTGGCCGAGGTGATGACCTTGGTGTAGTCGCCCGGCAGCCACTTGATCGAGCGCGACATCTTCTTGACCAGGATGCCGTTCCACATGCCGACTTCGCCACGGAACAGCGGATGCTTGGAGCCGAACGAAGCGCGGTTGATGGCGTTCTGCTGGAAGGAACGCAACTGGCCGTCGCGGAGCAACTGCGAGTAGACGTTCGGCGGGCAGAGCATGACCCACATCGGCTCGTCGTCGGCCGCCGGGTCGTCAGCGATACGCACCGGTTGCAGGGTCAGATCGAGGTTGTCGATGATGTTGCGCACCTGATCGATATGATCCAGCGACAGATCATCGGTCGAGGCGATGGAGCCCAACTGCTGGCCGCCTTGGGTCAGGGCCGTGCCGTTGACCACGAAATGGCGGTTGTAGGTCGGCGCCAGAACCGGGCTGATCATGATGTCAGCGAAGTCAGCATCGCCACCGGAGAAGTCGACGCCACTGGCGGTTTGCAGCGGAACGACCCAATCGGCACCGTTGGCCTGGCCGCGAGCACCGGCCAGTTGAACCAGGGTGCGCTGCTCGAAGTAGCGCGAAGCCAGACCAACAGCCTGCGCGCGGGCCAACTTGCGCAGATCATGCACGGTGCGTTGCTGCGACATGCGGCCGCCAGCATTGACCGGGAAAGTCCATTGGTCGATCTTCACGTCCTGATTGCTGAAGGACATGGCGACGCCCTTACCTTCGGCGTTGCGGTCGCCCATGATCGGCTTGGCGGTTGCCACGTCGATGCAGTCCATACGGGCAGCATCACCGGCCGTCTTGGTCAGATCCATGACCTCGACAATCGGCATGCCCGGGTCGGACTGCTGCTTGGACAGCTTGGCATCAACTTCGGCGCCGGTCGGCTTCGGGCCGACCATGTTGCGGAAAGTGCCGGTCTTTTTCTGGACTTGCGCGAAAAGCGCGGCACCGTAAACGAGTGCGGACTGCGGAGAGCCGCTAGGAACATTGGTTTGCATCTTT